ATTCCCCTAGTTCCAGTTACCATTGCTTTTTCTAAAGCCATAGTAGTAGTTTTTAAAAATTGTAGTAAACACCAAAAGAATAAGCTACACCAGTAGTAGCTAAAGCAGTTGGTAGTGTTACATAAGATTTCACCCAGCTTACAGTAATACCATTCACAGCAGGTAATTCAAATGTATATGGATCGGCAGCACTATTAACGATATTGTTCAAACTGATCATAGGTACGTTATACACTAATTGTAGATCACCTTGATATAAGGTTAAAAATGATTTTTTCAAATCCGCAGTAGTTACTGGAGTTGATCCAGTTAACGGAGTTGCGGTAATTGTACCAGCCGTATATACTTGAATAGCACTGATTTTAGCGTTACGTAAGTTTGGTAAATCTGGGAAATAAAACCTTGTCAAAGTGCTTCCACTTGGCACTGGTATTTCCACAGCCTCAAATCTTTCAATGCGTATCATAAATATTTATTAATAAAATTAAAAATAGAGGGTATTGTCCGACCCTCGGCGGCAGCGTTTAAAGTTCGCAAAACTATTATTTAACTGAAGTACAGTTTTGTGCTAAAATACCATACCACAATGTAGCTACGTATGTGTTGCTATCTAATGTAGTTGGTGCAGCTGGTAATACAATACTTGCGTTAATATTACTAGCACCGTTTAACACGATATTAGGCTCACAAACTTGTAAAGCAAACTGATCCATAGACACTTGGTCAATAGAATATTGTGCTGGACTTGTTGCAGATGCAGCGTTAAAGTTTGTGTTTTGTTGTGTTTGTGGGATATCTAAATGTTGTAACAAAGACCACTTAGGTAAAACGTTTTGGTTATTTACTTGAATATTAAAGTAACCATTGTAAACGTTATATAACTGAGCAGCACCAGTTGTAAATGCTGTCAAGTTAGGGTAAGTGTAGTTTTTAGCAGATCCAGTTGTAGATGATCCAGAAGTCAATAAAAATTGAATACTAGATACAATAAACAAATCTTGTAAAGCTAAACGTTGTTCACGTACGGTTGGAGTTCCGTTTTGATTATCATTAATCAATACTGGAACGTGATAAGATGCAGCGGTAGTACTTAATAATACTTCGCTACGTAAAAATGAAGGAGTTAAGACAGCGTGAGATGCGTCATATCCTAATTGGTTGATTAACGTTTTAGCGTTTTCGAACACTAAACGATTTCCCATTTGAGTTGCCATTAGTTTATATATTTATTCTGTTATTTAATAAAAGTGAAAAAAGTTAATTAACACGCTTCCATAATAGCGGCATTTTTAATACCAGCTATGTAAGTACCAGCGCTTGCGCCTTGATACCCAGCAATGTTTCTAACTGGTTTGTTAGAGTAGTAGCTTGCACCCATACCACTAATTAAGCCAGTTGTTTTAACTAAATTTAAACCACCAGTAGCTATCATACCAGCACCTAGTTTTGATCCAACATCACTCTTAATGAATTTTGGAGTTAAGTAACCTAATACGATAGGTACTGCACCAGCAATTAATCCTTGAGTTGTTGAAGTCATATCAGTAGTCCTTGGGGCTACTAATTTTTGCACAATTACTTGTGCTAAGATTGCACCACCAGCAATATAAGCTGCAGATGCTACGCTACCGCCAATACCAGACATTCTACGGCGTCTGCTAGTTTTGCGGCTTTTTTTTGCGTGAGATTTTCTTCTTGCCATTTTGATTGTTTTTGTTTTATGAAAAATTGTTATTTAATTATATTTTAATTTTTGGAGTTGTATGTCTTAACGTTACAATCTTTTTTTCTAAATCTTCTATATTATAAGATTGAAAAACTATACCACCACCATATTGTTTGTTATCAAACTTTTTGCCACCTAATTTTTTTGCTTTTTTTAAAGCATATTCATATTTTTTACTAAAAGGAATAAATGCGTTTTCTTCACTATTTAAAAATTCAGTAAAGTGAACTGCATATCTTGGATTTCCATATACGTCATTATTTATTCTAGTAAATCTAATTGGGTAATGATCCATACCAGACATAACACGAATATTAACGTTATGGCTTTTAGTATCTTTATGCATTGTAGTTGCAGATTTTTTAACCGCACCTATTTTTTTTCTTTTATATATTACATCAGTAATTTTTCCTTTTCTTACTGTTTTAACGTATTTACCCACAGCTTTTTTAGTAGCTGTTTTTTTAATAGCTTTCTTTTTTATTACTCTCTTTTTACCTACTGGACTTTTACCTTTATGCTTACTAGCATAAATTGCACTAGCTTGTGCAACGGCTTTTTTCCATTCCATTTTAGGACTTTTTCTACGAATTGCTTGAGCTTCTTTTATAATTTGTTGTAAAGCGGTCATTTTTTTAAATATTTAATTAATAAAATTATTCCAACACCTATTGCACCATATAATACCCAGTTTGTTTTACCAGTACTGGTTGAAAATAAATTTGTTATTTTTTCTGTAGTTGATGCAGTATAATTTAATTCAGTAGGGGTAAACATTGCAGCTTGATAATCTCTTGATGCTTGATTTACGTCTGTATGTTGTTTTGCAGCATTTAATAAATAATCATTAAAATATTTTTTATCCTTTACGGTTAAAGTTTGATAATCGTTAGGATATGTACCACGATACCATAAAACTAATTCCCTAGCTGATACGTCTTTTGCCCTTTTGTTAATTTTTGTATCACCAGCCATTATATAAGTAAGTCTATCATAAGCGTTTAAATTTACTAATTTTGGTTTTAAATTACTTATAAAATCCCTTGCGTCAGCGGCTGGACTTGTAAACCATTGATTATATAAATTAGTGGCAAATGATGCACCAGCAGATAATAAAGCTATGTCCGCTGAAATATCAGTACCACCAGTAGCTACTGCCCTTGCGGCAGCAGCAGCAGTTGATAATGATGATGAAGCTAAATCACCAACAGATTTTTTATAACCTATATAATCTCCTTTTTGCATTTATTTTTTCTTTAATAAAAAGTAAGCAGCTAAACCAGCAGCACCTATAAATAAAATAGTTGTTGTACTCATTCCACTTGATTGTGGTTGCATTTGTTCTTGTGGTGCATTAGGATTATAATTACCACTTGGAGTATATAACGGAGTTGGTTGTCCTTGCGTTGCTCTTATAATATCTGGAGCAGATTTTAATACTACTTCATACCAAGGCGTTACATCACCCATTTGATCGTTATAATTACTATTGTCTTGAATCCCACTCATAGCTACTAGTGCCATATTTTTTATTTTTTTATCTTTATAAAAATAAGGTTGCTTTTTTTCATCAAATTCATCCAATACTGGATCAATCCAAACTTCCTTCCCATTTTCATTTACCACAGCAAAAACGTGCTGCGGAGTATTGTCAAATGCGTCGTATGAAGCAAACCTATAATAAACGTCAAACTTTTTTCCAGTATTTCGACGGTATGCATCTGCAATACCCGCTGCAAATGTTGCAAACCCTTTACAGTCAATCCCTACTATATTTGAAGCTAGTAAAGCTGCTGGTGAACGCAAAATTTGCATTTCTTCAGGTTCAATGGTATATTTAAAATTATCTTTTAAAAAACACCATACATTATACATAGTTTCTTCTACATTTCCACCGTCAAAATACCTATATATTTTATCATACTCACTTGCATATTTATAATGATTTTTTATTAAAGCATCAATAATATCCAGTGTGTCTTGATTAGCTACTACTATTTCCTTTTTACCTAAAAACGGACTTACTTTGCCAATTAATATACTTCTATTTACCATTAATTTGATCCAAAATTTAAAGGTATATTAATATAATCTATCATAATAGTTCCGTTAAATTTAAAACTAAATTTTTTTCCTTTTAGATTAGTTAAAAAATTAACCACTCCGTCATAATTTAGTGTTACTGGAACATTTAAAGTACTTGTTCCAGTTTGTAATACGCTAGGGGTTATTCCTAATACACTACCTACCGCTTGACCTTCTAAATATAAAATACCTTTTATTTGTTGTATTTCCGCAGTAATTGGGGTTGGGTTATTTACTTGCAATACTAAATTGACTGTAGGATCAAGTAAAGACATCCTACTAAAATCTAAATTTCTAAAAAATACTGAGAATGTTCTGCTTAATACAAATTTTTCGTATAAAACATAACCAATTAATAAAGCTGGAAAAATTAACCACTTTTTACCCATAAATTAGAATATACATAAAATTACGCTTTTTTATTCAAAAAACACAATTTTTACAACTATTTTTTAAATGTGGAAAAAAATAGGGGGAAATGTGCAATGTTATGACTATAAAACTTTATTTTTGGGCTACTATAGGTAGCCAAAAATAAAGTTCACATACCCCTAAAAACATACGTTTAAAGTAACTTTTTTCACCTTTATTTAAAAATATATTTGGTAGTTTGCAAAAAAGTTATAATTTAGTGCTTGATAATATTTTACTGACATAAAATAAACCCAAAATGCAAAAAAACCTATCCAGCGAAACCGCTGTGTTGCTTGAAATTAAGCAACTGATTAATAAACGTGAAAATTTACGTTTGTTAAATTCTCTTACTAATTATCACGATTGCGCTTTCATTTTTACAGCCTCTCAAAAATTTGAGGGCAACACGTTTCAATGTATTAAGCAAGACGATATTCCCTTTAATTTAGCCGAGGAAATAAAAATGCTTATTGAGGATGCCATTGCTCAATATAATAGCGATATTGCTACATTAAACGAACATTTAAAAAATATATAAAATGACAAAAGTATATTATAACAAATACGTAATATTTGTAGTTGCAGATCAATACATAGTTGAACTGGATAACTCTTTTCACACTTCATTAATTTCAGCAAAATGTCATATAGACTTTTTAACTAAATAAATATATAATTATGAATTTCGCACTTACAAACGCTTTTCCAGTTACACCAATGCAAGATAAATTCGGTCAAGTTGTATTTCCTATGGCTGGTTTATCTAAATTAGAATACTATGCTTTGGAACTATATAAAACATATTGTACTATAGCTGGTGATCATTTAGGCACTATGGAAGCAAACAAAATAATGGCTACAGCTATATATGATGCACTAGAATTTTTGGAAATGTTAGAACAAAAAACTAAAAACTTACAAAATGAAAAAAGCAATCCTTTGGTTACTGTGGAGTCGTAATGGTCAAGCACTTTTAATTATATTAGCAGCTTTATATATAACTGGTTTACTTCAAAAAGACATTCCCCAATTTAGATAATGGATCAAAATACTGACAATAAACTATCCATTAACGAATTACTTGAGAAGCGAAAATATAACCCAGATTACATACCTAATAAAGAAAATATCGTATTTACGATAGGAAATAAGCACGTTGGCAGCTTACAAAACTTTATTACTTTGTCTGGATTGCCTAAGGCTGGTAAAAGTACATTTGTCGCTGGTGCGATTGCTTCCGCATTTGTGCCATACGATATATTTAGTATGAAAATACATTTGCCTACAGATCGTAGAAAATTATGCTATTTTGATACTGAAAGTAGCGATTATGATTTTTTTAGGCAGATTAATAAAATTAAAGGTTTTTGTGAACGGACGGAACTGCCTGATTGGTTTAATGCTTATCAAGTTCGTGAGGACGGTAGCGGTATAATTCGTAGAATGATTGAAGCATATTTAGATAACAATAAAGATTGCAGCGTAATTATAATAGACGGTTTATTGGATTTATTGGTTAATTATAATGATGAACGTGAAAGTAGTTTAGTAACTAAATGGCTAAAAAAAATAACTAAGGTTTATAACGTTTTACTTATTACAGTATTGCACCAGTCAAAAAGCAATTTATCCACTACTGGGCATATTGGTAGTGCAAGTGATAGGTTTGCACAATCGACACTGGATATAGTAAAAGAAAAAGAAAAAAACTGTTATATACTTGCCAGTAGGTTTATGCGTTCGGATGCAGATTTTGAGCCAATAACATTAATAAATTTTAATGGAGTATTTCAACAAATAGAAACCGACAATAAAATAGAGAAAGGAAAAAAAGCTAGTGATTTAGACGAAATGGAAAGTAAAAGTTTATGTAAGCAAATAGTAGTTACACCTACAAATTACAATGATATACTTGATGAAATTATTGAAAGGACTGCCACTAGCAAAAATTACGCTAAGAATTTAATTAAGATATGGATTGGTAAAAGCTGGATAATTAAAGGATCGGATAATAAATATTTTACACGCTAACTTTTTTAACTTTTATGAATATTTTAAAAACAATCAAAATTTATTTAATTGATTTACCAGTAGTCTTTATACTTAGTATATGGACTGCATTTTGTACTTTATTAGAACATATTATAAATGAATATAGAATCAAATAACTGTGGTTAGTAATGTCAGTAAAAAAAGCAGCCAACCTTTTTAGGGGTTGGCTACTTACTGACAAATAAACCCATTTTATAGGTTAACTTTTTTCAATACAAATATATAAAAAAATGACAAACAAACACAGAATTTATTTAATTATTCAACAACGTAGGGCGGTAAGTTTACAAGACCTTTACGATATTACTAAGCTGGATCGTATGCAAGTATTAAAAGCTGTATCATTTTTGACTATTAGGCGCAAAATAAAGGCTTTTAAGGACGATAACGGTAGGTATTTTAAGATTAACGATAAACCTCTATAATATGGGCAAAAAGCTATTTACTGCCATTGTATTTTTTAAAGACAATAATATACCAATACGTAAGTATCGTAATATTGCAAATATTAATAGTTTTTATAATTTTTGCGTTACTATAGACGCAGAGTATTTTAACTTGTACGAAAAAACTACTAGATTGTTTGCGGAACGTATATACATAAAAAAAGGGACGTAAAAACGTCCCTCGTACTTACAAACCCTTATACATCTATGAAAAAAACATATTAATTTCCTTTGCACGTCTATTTATTAACCCTTGATTAACTTGTCCACCAGCCATTTTCCAAGCTGACCAAGCATTTTTAATATCTTGTTTTGGTGCTTTGCTGTTAATCTTTTTTAATAAAGTACTTGTTTTAAAGGCTTCATCCCCTACATTATAAACAAATGCCAATAAAGCTACAAATTGATTGGTAGTTAAAGGTACTTTTACGTAATTATTAATAGTTTCCGCATTTCTATATGCTTCGGCTAATAACCACCTTTTTGCAGTTGCTTTATCCACTACAGTATTTTTTGTTACTGGAGTTTTTAAGTCATAATTATACCCACTACCATAACCTACTGACCATTGTTTAAAATCCCAGTATGCTTTAGGGTAAAAATTTTCTAATAATGCAATAAAATTTGCAGTTTGTACTGATGCTCCTCTATATATGTCTGTTACTCCCATAGTTCCTTTTTTTATTATTAAACCTATAGCCGCCAAAATACCTAAACCAGCAGCTACAGCACCTATTTTACCTAATGCCATAAAATTAATATTTACTATCTTGTGCTGATGCACCAGTTAAAAATGTAAACACGCTACCTACTATTTGACCTACTGTTTGTAAAGTTCCAGTAGTTGCAGTACTTAAATAAGCACCGATAGCAGCCAATAAACCAAAAATTGTTGTTTTAGGATTTCTCATTGTCTTTATTTTTTATTTTTTTAATATTATAATAAATAGTGGTAACCGAAGCTATGCCACTAATAGTCATAAAAAGCACACTGGCTACGGCATTAATTTGGTTAATGCTTAATACGTATGCACCTACGCTTAAAATAGAGCCAGTTATGCTATTATGATCTAAATTATTATTCATTTTCTTTTGTCATCAATTTTTCCGCTAAATAGTTAAAAGCATTGCTTATTTCTATTGCAGCGTCAATGTTTTCAAATACCCCACGTTTTATAGAAACGTCAATTAGGGCTTTAATTGCTTGTAGGGCTTTTTGTTCATTCATAGTTGTATTATTTAAAGGTTAAAAAAGTTATACCAAAGTTAAGTTTAATTTGCTAACACCCCAGCTATATGCGTAAGAATTACTGTCTGGACTTGTTGAGTATGCTTGATAATCAAAACCATCCATAGTAATATTTCCGTCTGTTAATTGTAAATTACTAGCTGTAAGTAATTGAAAATAAAATACAGCATTTGTACTTAAATCGTCGCTAATACTAATCATATTGAAAATAGTAGCTGACATTATTTGTCCGTTGTACCATATTGATACTGGTTGGATTTGTTTCATATTAATTTATATTATTTCGTACTAATTTTTCGTTTAATTCTTGAATTGCTTTAATATATACAGCGTGTAATTGGTCATAGTTTATACCCATTTTTTCAGTATTAGGGGTTATAAATACTGCTTCTGGTATAATTTGCTCCATATCTTGTGCAATATTACCATTTTGTCTTTCACTACCATAATTCTTATATTCATCAATAAAATCAAACCATACTGGTTTCATTTTTAAAATTTCATTTAAACCATATCCAATAGGTACAATATTTTCTTTTACTGATATATCCGAAACTGGTGCAGATAAATTACCACTTGCGTCTGCTAATACAGGACGACTACCAGTACCAGCTAAATTTTGTACTGTAATAGTTCCTCCATTTGCAATTCTAAATCTTTCAGTTCCAGAACCATAAAATATATGATCTAATGCTTTATATTCAAGACTATTCCAAGCAGCTGTAGAACGGTTATAAGATTGTATTAAATTAGTAGCAGTAGTTGATACTACCCATAATTCAATACCTTCCGCACCATTATTTGATACATTAAATTTACCGTTAGGGGTAGAACTTCCTACTCCAACGTTTCCAGAACTTGTAATTCTCATACGTTCAGTTGCACCACCTGTAGCAAATAAAATATCACTACCACTCCTTATACCTAATTGAGAAGCAGTACCACCACTTATTGTTGATGCTGAACCAAAAAATGCAGTTGCAGTATCATATTTTATCCAATTACCTGAACCTGATATTTGTATTGTTCCATTTACGTCTGCTGCACCAGTAACTTGTAATTTACTACCGTTATCAGTAGTACTACCTAATAATACGTTACCGTTAAAATAGTTTTTATCAGTTGATCCACCTTGGTAAATACCCCAACGGTTAGTAAAAGTTACTCCACCATATTCGTCTAATTGGTTAATTAATAAACCATAATAATTAGTATATGTTACTGTAGCACCACTTGTTGGATAAACACCTTGAACAAGTAAACTAGCACCGTGAGTGATAGTACCGTTAAATGATCCACCAGTTTGTTGTAATACTTGCATACCACAAACAGCCCTCACTCCGTTTGATCCTTGGGTTAATGTAACTGTATAACCAGCTGCATTAAAAGATTGTCTATTTACCCCAACAAAACCAGCCATAACCGCACCGTTACTAATAGTATTATTACCACCCCACGAATTAAGTAAAGACGTAGCCATACCAGAATACGAAGCTCCACTATTAAAAGTACTTGATGCTGGTATTGTCAAACTTAAACTAGGGTTACTAGCATAGTTACCAGAACTTGCGAATGTAGGGGTATTTGAAATTGTTTCAAAACCAGTAATTGATAATTCACCAGTATTACGTATTGATAACCTAGTTACAGCAGATGCACTATCGTGAATATCATAACTATTTGCACCAGCATTGTAAAAATTACCTACTCTCCATTTGCTAGTACCAGCATTTTGATAAAATGTATAAGCATTATTTGTACCAGTACCATTAAATTGTGCAATAGTTCCAGTACCGTGAATATCCAACGGCGCACCAGCAGTTGCAGTACCTATAGCTACGTTACCAGCAGTAACTACTAAACCTTGCGTAGTTGTATTTCCGTTTGTAGTTACTTGTTGCAAAGTACCAGTAGTTCCAGCACCAGCGTCCGCAATTAGCGTCCACGAAGTACCAGTATCCTCATAAATTGCTCCAGTGTCAGTAGATATAAATACTCTACCAGCAAAACCATAAGTAGGTCTATTAGCGAAAATATCACTATAAAAGGCTGGAGTGCCTTTCTGGTTTAATATACTTAAATCTACTCCTAATCTCATATTATAAATTTATATATCTTTTTTTAATTATCACTACGTTATTACCAGTAGTGCTAGTTCCAAAGTTTACAAAAAATCTTTGCTTTGTATTTTCACCAATATTCCCAGGGACTTCAAATTGCTGATTAGGTTGCAAAGTAATTGTTTCAATCTTTACTACGCTAGTACCATAATTTATAAAAGTATATCCTACAGCATTATCACCGCCTACATATTGACTAACGTCAACTGTATAAAAGTCAATTTCATAATTTAATAAATTCACATTAAATGTACTCATATTATATTGTGTTTGGTACGTTACCTAATTTTTTAAAACCGTTTATAGTAAACTTAACATCAGTTACCGAATCATTTAAACTTGCTTTAATATTTTCTAATTCACTAGGATCAGGGTTAAAAGTTTTTTCAGTTACAGTTATTTTCGGACGCATATTTTTATAGTACCAATAAATACCAAAACCTATTAACGCTAATACAATTAAATTTTTATTTTTCATTTTGTTTGTTTTATTCTATAGGTTGAATATTCATATTATATACAGCGTCCATAGGATTTTTTTCAACGTAGTTAGTCATCATTGTACTATTAAACATATCTGTTACTGGAGTATATTCCATAACAGTTGCTTTTTGTTCATTTATTGCAATTTGTTCATTTATTGGATTTACTGCAATATTTTGATCATATACTGGCTGTGTACTTAATTGCTCCTCAATAATTGGAGCTTCGGTAACAAGATTTTTAACAGTTGTAGTTTTATCGGTTTTACTTTTGTAATACCAATAAATACCTAAACCAGCTGCTACTAATAATAAAATAGTACTATCATTTTTCCTTTCCATATTAAGCTATATTATTTATATTATCTAAATTTGAATTATCAGTTGAAGCTGTAATATTATTATCTTCTATTACATCAGTAGCTCTTACGTAAGCTGGTAAACCACCGTCAAATACTAAACCATAAACTACGCTATATATACCATTTTTAAAACCAGTTATAGTCATTCCAACACCTAAATATTCATAAGTATATATTAAATTCATATTTTTATCAAATAATTGTGTTCCCACTTTACTATATACTTGTCTAGTTCCAGTAGGTGCATTTAATTGAGGCTGATATGTAGGAAATACGTAAGGTTTGCCACCACCTTTGTAATATTTATATATTATATATGCACCAGCTAATAAGCCTAAACTCATTAATAATTTTTTTCTATTTTTCATTTCTTGATGGGTTTATAAATGATTTAATTAATGTAGGCAAAACACCAACAACTACTATAGCACCAAGTAACCAAGGACCGTACTTTTCAACATAAAATTGTACTGTTCCTACAGTTTCTTTTTTTGCTACATCAGCTTCCATTTGTTTTTTCTTTTTATCTAACTCAACTGCTTCTTTTAATTGTGGTATATATAAATTATTACCTATAATAGGTATAAAATCATAATTAGCATTTTGATAATCTATTGCACTTTTATATACCATTAAATAAATTATACCATCTTTTATTACCCAACTATAAATTACACCTAAAAATTGATTAGGTGTAATAGTAAATTTATTTTTAGACATATACGATGTGTCCAAATTATAATGATACCCATAAGTGCTTGTTCTAGCATATAAGGATTTATCTAACATTAATCTTACGCTTACTGGTTCTGCCATTTATTAAAAGTTAAAAAAGTTATAGCATAGCAAGTAAAGATTTTAGTTGTATAGTATTCATTTGATCTAATTTTCTCAAATGCTCTATAGAAACCCCTTTACTCATTAAACTATTTAAAATAATTATTGATTCGTTTTCGTTTATATCTTCAATACCAGCTAAACCAGCAGCTTGTTGATCCATATTTCCAATACCTAATAATTTACTAACACCAGATATTAATAACGCTTGTATATGTGGTTGGCTTAATAAACTACCTATAGTACTTTTTTGTTCTTCTTCTTCTTCTTCAATTTCTTCTGCATTTAATTTAGTTAAAATAGCATTTTGTGTTTCCAATACTTTTTCAAGTACATTTTCCATTTTGCTATTATAACCCATACCACCCATTTGTTGCATACCGTAATTAGGTCGTTCCAATTCCGAAGCACGACAAACTAAACTACCATAAATAGGAGTTTTGTCCGTAATATATCCAGCCTTGTCCTTTTTAGGATGGAGTTTAATGATTATAAGATCATTATTATTATTTTGTTCAATGGCTGCTAAGTCATCTTCTAATTTAGATCGACCAGCTTCCATATCATCATCATTCCACGAAAAAAGTAACTGTTTACGGTTTACCCAAACGGAGTAATACGGACTGGTTGCATTTCTATCAAACCAGTCCATAATTCCCCTAGTTCCAGTTACCATTGCTTTTTCTAAAGCCATAGTAGTAGTTTTTAAAAATTGTAGTAAACACCAAAAGAATAAGCTACACCAGTAGTAGCTAAAGCAGTTGGTAGTGTTACAT